CCCGACGAATGTCAAAGTAAAAGGCAATATTACAGGCGTAAGCGTGGTTTTTGATAGCATACCTGATACTTGTATAGGCGCTAACATTTACATCGGTACTGAGAAGTATTTTGTTACTACAAACGTAAATATGATACCTCATGACCCAGGTGTATTTGATGTAAAAGTTGCCTACGTTGATGTGTTTGGTGAAGGTACGTACTCCAATATTATTGGTAGCTCTGTACCGGCTAGTATTGACCCGGCTTTAATCGATAAAGAAGCTCTTGGCATAAAGGCTATGGATGATAGGATTAAAGAGCTCACAAAGACTGCTAATGCATATTCTACCCAAGTTAAAAGCTTAACAACTAATATGGCTACTCAGTTTAGCCAATTAGAAAACGGCATTGACTTGAAATTAAAAGCATTAAATGGTGATGAGCTAATCAGTCGTATCAATCTAAGCTCTACAGGGGCAAGGATTGACGGTAAGTTGCTCCATGTAACTGGGAACGCTCTATTTGACAAGAACATCATTACTAGACAGATGCTCGCTGCTAAAGCCGTGTCTGCAGATAAGATGGACGTCGGAGAGTTAAGCGCAATCAGTAGTAATCTCGGGACTGTAACAGGCGGTAAGATTATCGGCGGTACGATCCAAAACAAAACCGGTACATTCAAAGTTGACGCCAACGGTAACATCGTAGGGGCTAATATCACAGGCTCACGCATTGACGCTGCCTCAATATTCCAATCTGGCTATAAGATTAAAAATATTGATGCACAAATCTACAAAGTACGTCATGGTGACTGGTGTCCACTCCCGGAAGGGTTTAACGAAAGTCAATGTGTGTTTGTGCCTGTTGGCTACATAATGACTGAAAGTTATTTTGACCACGACCATAACTATTATAAAAATAAGGTTCCTCGTTGGGAGAATAAAATACCCTATAAGATTAGTAAGTCGGAATATGAGCAACAAAAGGCTAGATATATAGGCCGATGTGATATCTATATGAATGGTGGCGTTAAATCAAATGTAGGGCTTATTGAAAAACGCCGAGCAGTAGTTGAGCAAAAAGACTCCGTCGAAAGTAGCGGCGAGCATAACGATCATTACACAAATTCATATTTATATGGCGAACTGTACATATTAGTTATCGCACGACAATAAGGAGGATATATGGTAGAACAAGATTTAACACTCTACGCAGGACAAGACTTTGATATCACGTACGTCGTACCGCCAGATAGCGATATGACGTTAAGTCAATACAAAGGCGCTTGTAAAATTCGCAAGCGCCCATATGACAATATGATATTAGAGTTAACACCTGTGATACAGTCTAAACAGGTAAGGTTTTATATTTCTGGCCAAGAGTCAGCGGAGAAGAAAATAAAGGGTGGCGATTATATCTACGACGCATTCCTTTATAATGACGAACGTTGGCTAAAGATTGGCCAAGGTACGATTACGATCGTGCCGGACATTTCAATGCATGATTAAAGGGGAGGTAACTTATCATGGCTGAAACAAATAACATTTTAACACTTAAACTTGACAAAGAAACAACATTACCATTGTTGGAAGGCTTGGGTAAATCTGCTTATGCTATCGCAGTGGCTCACGGCTTCAAAGGTTCCGAGCAAGATTGGTTAGATAGCTTACGTGGTCCTAAAGGTGACCCAGGTGACAAAGGCGACCCATTTGAATTTAGCGACTTTACACCGGAACAACTTAACGCACTTAAAGGTAAAAAAGGTGACCCAGGTGACCCTGGCAGTGCTGAAAAAGCAGCAGAACTTTTGAAAAATAAAAACGTGTACTTGCCTGATGCTAGCATAGATACAGTATTGGCTAAGCTAGTAGAGATTTTAGGCGATACTATCCACGTGGAATTCAAACAACTTGAATACTTCCAACCTGTAGCCGGTCAAGAATTCTTAGACCTTAAAGGTGAACCACACTTCAAGGTCTCTGTAAATGGCGGTGAGAAACGTGTATTTGAAAGCGATAATATGCGTGTACCTATCAAAGCGTTTGGTGAAGATGATATTAAAGTATCTTACTTTGACCTTGCAGACCGTGAAGTAGGTGTTATCTCTATCAAAGGATTAGAAACTACTGTGGCAGATGATACATACACAGATGCAACAGGCGCAAAATTCACTAAATTCGGTAAGAAATTAGCATTACGCTTGAGTGGTTATAATGGCGGTTCCTTTAACTGGTTAGGTAAATGGAATAAATCTGCTATTGAAACCATTGAAATTATCAGTGATACTAAGAAAACAATCGTTGATAATAGCACTGAAGAAGATAAATACAATGGCCTATCATTTATTGTTAAGCAACCTGAAAATGTTTCATTCAAAACTGACAGAAATCAAGGCACTATTACAGTTAACACTGGTTTAAGAAGTCAACAATTGGCGCTTGATGGGCTCGAATTTACATGGAATGGAGGCACTTACGCCCACGAGGACCATTTATAATCCATACCTAATCATTAGTTATCACAGAGCAAGGAGGTGATGTCCCATTTGGACTTGGCAGTTCGAGTTAAACGACTTGCTTACGACATTGACTATCGTAGGCATCGTAGCAGGTGCAGGATATCGGCTTCTAATAGTACCTCTATTAGACCGTCTGGAAGCACAACGAATACAGGATAATATATCCTTCACGAGTAAGTGGGATACACTCTTTGATACTCTTAATGAGTTAAAAGAGGATATGAAACTCTCACGTGCTGAACGTGTAAAATCGGAGGCTACCTTCATGATGTTAACCACGAAGCTAGAATCCATGGAAAAGCGAATTAATGAGTTAAGGGAGGAACTACATGATCACACCACCTCAGCTCATGGACAGCGCTAAGAAAGTATTTAAATCTGTTAGGGTGGCTAACATCCACCCTACAGGTGTATTAGCGACGAGGGCATTAGTCCTCGTCATGCTAGTACCTATATTGTTAGTAGTCATCGAATACGTAATGGCATTTGCCACAGGGTATGTATCCGATGAAACAGGGAAATTAATTAGCACAGGTATTAATATTATTGACCATATCTTTATTCCTAGCGTACTAACTGCCCTTGTAGGGTTCTTAGCACTTTGGATAGATAAGGACCATAACGGTGTGCCTGATAAGCTAGAAGAACAACCGAAGGTACCGCCTATGATGGAAAGGGGGAGTGCGGATGATAAACGTTAGTTTGAGCGACTTAAACGACTACTGCAGTAGGGCTGTAGGTTACATTGATAAAGTATATCTGCACTGGACTGCAGGACGATATAATCAACAATTTGACGATTACCACATCAATATTGATGGGTGCGGTAATATTTACATTGATGGCGAACTAACAGACCACAAAAGCCACACATGGATGCGTAATGGTAGGGCTATAGGGATATCCTTAGATTGTGCCTATGGGGCTCAATGGGTAAATGACTTAGGTGATTATCCACCGACTGCTGCACAAATTGAATCCCTAGCGCAAGTGGTCGCAGTGTTATGTGTAGACCTAGGACTACCTGCTAGCATTAGCAACGTGTTAACCCATGCTGAGGCAGCGGATAACATGGACAGGTTTTACGCACATGATCCATATGGTCCAACAACTACATGCGAGCGTTGGGACTTATGGGTAGTTACCCAAGGTGATGAACCTGGTAGTGGTGGCGATGTAATACGAATGAAAGCTAAATATTACGCTCAGCAATGGGGCAGTAATATATAGGGGGTATATATGTATGAAAAAATCAAGTCTACAGTTACTGGCTATCCTAGGTCTTATTATGTTATCGGTGCTATTGTGCTCCTCTCCATCTTTTGCCTCTGGTACATCTTCTGTCAGCCAAGCGGAGCAGACTATCAGCGTACCATTAACGCAGTGGAACGAGCTCAAGAGCAACAACGAGAAAGCATTAAGCTTAATCGAGATATCCAGTCTGCCATTGACCGAAGCGCAGAGCTTGGTCATGAAGCAAAGGGAAGAGTTGAACGAAGCACACAATACAATCACGAAATTGGAGAACGAATTACAAACAGCCAAGGTAGACTTAATGAAGCAAGAAGTTACCTTGAACGAAATGCAGAGCTCTTTAGACGTATTGAAGAACAAAGTCGAGAACGACAAGAAAACTATCAAACGCCTACGGATGCAGCGCAACCTATCCCAGGTGATAGGGGCGGGAGCGATAATCGGAATATCAATTCGACGATGAAATAGAGGTGATCCAATTATCTCCATAGCGTGTAATGGTGGATACACGCAACTATAATAAAAGAGCCTACTAACGTAGATTTAATCTAGGTTAGTAGGCTCTATTTTTGTTTGTAAAAATCATAATAAACACTTGATTTTATACACGGTATAGGGTATAATATAAACATAAGGAAGGAGGTGAAGCCGTTGAAGAAGTTAAGGAAGATAATAAAAAAGTGGCTACCGATAATAACCGCGTTTATCCAACTTGCAATCGCGATAATACAGTTATTAAATCAGTAACCACAGGGGCTCGAAAGAGCCCCAATCTTCCTAACTATTATACCAATGGCAGGCATATGATTTCAAGATTAACTTTAATAATTAGTATTATTGCCTTTGTATTATCTGTCTATAATTTATTAGTAATAACAGGAGTACTGTAATGAAACTAGATGATGTAATGACTACACAAGAGGCCGGTGAAAGATGGAATGTTACCGCCGATTCACTTAAACAAAATTGTAGAGGCCGTGTAAAGAATGGATTTTTAGAAGGTGAGTTTAGAAAGTCTGGGAAAATGTGGCTTGTAACTCGTCAAGGGATGGAAAGGCTATATGGTGAAGAGGTACTAAT